ACAATTATTGAAAATGTGTTTGCCGCATTAGATAAATTCAAAAGAATACTTGTTAGGTATGAAAAAAAAGTCATTAATTTAGAAGGATTTCATATAATAGCATTTATTCAGATGTTATATGATTATAATGTGTAATACTTAATGCAGTTTTGCAAAATAGTGAAGCATTTAGATATGCATCAAAAAATTTGCGTAGTGATGAATTAATAAATGAAATTCGTAGTGGAATGTAAATTATATTAATTTGTATTATTTACTTAGGCATAAATATTTTTGCACCAATTTTAGGTACGTTCTTTAGTAAATCATCTAATAATGAACTTGGTTTCAATGGTTTAAATGTGGAACCGATTAATTTAATTTCTTTTGTTTCATCTAATTCAGAATTTTCTAACATGTCTACGTCAACCATTAAATCACATAAACCAGTTCCACCCTTGATACATCTTCCTATCATAATACGACTTGATACACTTCTAAGATGATCTACTTCATTAAATGCAGAAGCTAATAATAATTGCTCTACTGTTTTTTCAAAAGATGCTCTGCCTAATGGATCAGTATCTAAACGATTAATACCATGTCTATCAATACTAGTGATACCACCATTATTTGTCATAACATCTCCTAATAATTCAATATGCGCAAGATTAACATTATTACCATCAAATACATTTATAAATTCACCAATTAATGCTGTTCTCGCTGCTTCAATTCCAAAATTTTGATAAATTTTATTGATATCATTACATGTTGTGCGATTTAAATCGATACCAACTATTTTACGAATTTCTGTCATATCTATACCATCTGTATAAATAATCCATTCTTTTTTAGTTTCAGCAGATTTATCTTCATTGTCAAATGATACATATTGTTGATTATCTATTTTTTGTATTTTAGTTATATTTTCATTTCCTTTGATATTGAATTTATTTAATAAAACGTCCTGCAAGTATGTTAATATTTGATTGTCTACATTTGTTAATTCAAATCTAATATGAATAATTAATATATCTGAACTATCATAACTAGTCATTATACATCCATTTAATATTTTTGTTATCACATCTTTGGCAGGTTTTCTTAATCCTGAAATATCTGAAAAATTTTGATTCCAAAATGTCACAAATTTTGTTTTAATATCTAACATTGTGATTTCATTGTCAATAATAACTTCTTTTGATAATATAATCTTGAATAACCATGGCATGTTTCCAACATTAGCCGATTGCACATTATTTAAATAAAATACTGATTCCCTATCAATATCATCCATATTATATTGTGAAACTGGTATAATTTTTGGATCTGGATCATATATTACATCTAATTGTTCTGCTAATTCAATTAATAGTGTATATTTTAAAGCAGATGCAACTCGATGTGCATGTTCACGATTTGTTCTATTTTCTTTATCCATATAAATTACCATATATGGAGTACCTGGATTTTTAGTATATGATAACAATTCTCTAAAACGAGGTACACCCTGCATACCAGCAACACCAGAACCAGTAGAATGAAAAGTATTCAGAGTGTTGTGGACGCAAATTAGATTGGTTGTCATAAAAGTTTCATTACCAGGTACTGTAAAGTCATAAACATATTCTTTTGGATCATTAATTTCTTGAATAGATTTTATTTTATCCCAAACAACATCTCCATTGGATATTAATTTTAAATAATCAATATTTTTTTCAACTAAACTGTATTTATTATTTTCCTTTGCAAAAGTAGTAAAATCATCAATATATTTGTTTAGTGTTTTTCGTCCAATAGCTCGTTTTTGTCTTTCCCATCTTTCATATATTCTTGAATTTCCTGGCATTCCTAAAGTATTACTTATTTCAGCAACCACATGACTTATTCCCGATATTGCATCTAATGGATCTGTTTCATAATAATGATCCTTTTCAGAATATTCAATTATTTTGTTTAAATTTTCAAACTTTTCAGGATAATCACAACCAATTTCATCTTTGTATGTTTTTGCATATTTATGAGCAATTCCTAAACAATATAACACTTTATTTGTATTTGATTTTCCTTCAGTGTAATTTGTTGTAAATATTTTGAAATAAGCTAGTAAAAAACTCATATCCTTGATTAGCTTTTGCGATCTTGATCTAACTCTAATTAAATTTCTGTCTGCTGAAAAATTACCATCACCATCAATATATCCTCTAATTAAACCACGTACAAAATCAATATTTGCATTATGAACCCAATCTGGAATTATTTTATTGTATGATCCAGTTTTAAATGTTTCTTTTAACATGTTTGCTAACCTTTTACATACAATATCATAACCAACACAATCACCGTATTCACCTTTGTATTTTCGAACTTTCACATTACAGTTAAACATAGTTGCAATCATATTAATCTTCTTTTCAACATATGGTGCATCTTTTGTTATAGTAATTTTATTTCCATTAACATTTCCATCTGCTAAATATATACCACAATACCATCCAAATAATTCATTTAATATAAAGTCAGTATTTTTATGAGTGTATAACATATTATTTGATTGATATTCAATATGTCTTGCAACTGGTATTCTAATATTAACTGATAAATCTTTTGCTGTTATTGGTACTATACCTTCTTTTGTTCTGATCAAAAAATTATGACTTTTTGTTGTCGTAATTGTTCTACCTGACGTAGTTGTTATTTTAACCAAATTTCCATTTGTTGGATGTCTACTTAAATGACTAATTTTATTCCATTTAATAGTATCATCTTGATGAACACCGCAAACATAAAATTCATCATCTAATCCCACAAGATCAGTTTCAGTACTATCAATATGATTTGGAATATCTTTTACTCTGTCTTTATGGGTATCCATAAAATTATCAACAAATTCTCCAATCTTTACCGTTTGAACATTTTGTTCAATGACCATATTTTCATATTTTTTAATGTGTTTTAGACGTATTTGCGTTTCTTTCGATGTCGACATTTGTGTCAAGGGTTCGCCTAAACTTTGACTGGATAAAACTCCTACCATTTCACCCGGTTCAACTGTAGAATTATTGAAACTTTTGATAATTTCACTTATTACTTGATCAAACTTTTGTTTATTAAATTTATATTCATAAATACATCTTTTTGGACATAAATATTCATAAAGTGCAATCTGAAATAAATATTTTGCTTTCTTTTGATTATAATATTTTGGTGAATCATTACTATGATCCGTTGTATCTTTGTTCATACATACTAATCTACATACATGTGGATTCATTAATCTCTCTATCTCGTCAATTATATATAATGGATCTAATGGAGTGTTCTCTTCTATCAATGAATTTCTAGCATCATCAATAATTCTCACATAGTTTGCAGGTTGATAATATACATCTCTCAAAGTAATATTTTTTAACTGTGCTCTTTCTTGGATAAATCGAAGATCATCTCTAAATTGTATCATTGTATCAACTATTTCATTATTCATTTCGGTAAACATCTTCATTTTTTTATTATCATATTTCAATGTTTTATTTAACTCTGTAATTTCTTTGTCTGTAAATTTGTATTTATCAATAATCTTACTATTTCCCCAACTTAATAAATTTAATTTTACTAATTTTTGCATTGATTGATCTAAATGTGAATCACCATACAATAATTGAATAATAATATTATTACCACTTCTAATAGTACCATCATATGCAACATGTAAATCTTCCATACCTTTGATTAACTTACGTTGTAAATATCCGGTATCGGCGGTGTCAACAACATGTAATCCATTTGCTAAACTAAAATTTAATGTTGAAGGAACAGTTAAATCATACACTTTATTGAATTGTGTACCATTTAATTTAGTAATTTTAATAATTTTATCTAATACAATATCATTATGAGATTTATATGTATCACATATTGTTAACATATTTTCATTATCATTTTGTGAAATTTTTCCAAACTTTCCATTAAAATTCAAAATCATATTTGCATCATATATATCCTGAATATTTGTGGATTTATATATGTTGTCTGTATATGTATATGTATTTTTATTGTAAATATTTTCTGGAATTTGTTGTAGATTTTTTGTTACCGGTACAAATGAACCAACTTCTATTTTATCAGGTGTTGTTCTGTATAATTGTTCAATTGCATCATTCCATATCAATAATGAATGCGAATCTGTAACAGTTACTTTACGCCCACTATCAGTAACAATCTCATACATTATTTTACTTGGATTATGACGGGTTACACCAGTAATTTGTCCCCATGTTACATTTCCATCTAAATCGGTTGTTGGTATACAAATATTATTATTAAATTTAAATTCTTCACGACATTCATCATTGGTATTATCAGTGATAACATCATTTTTGTTATTTTCCAATAATTCATCAATCCATTGCCCAATTTGTACACATTTAATATTGCCATTATTAATTATTATTAATTCTGTATCTCCAGATACTGATTTAATGGCAGTGTCAATTAAACCTTCTCTACCTGTCATGTGGTGAAAATAAAATTCGTGAGGATCTAAACCATCATAATATGAATTAACAATAAACCCTCTAGCTTCTGCAGTATCATCATTTTGTGAAAAATGTACTAATGATCTATTATTTACTTTTTTTTCAATTCTAGCGAACTTTAAAATATCTTGTCCTAGACTTGCTACAATTTGTGCCAGATTAATAGGTTTGCCTTTGGCATTTGATTCAATCATACCATAAAAATGATTTTCAGTTGTTAATTTTTCAATAACCTTTTTTGGTAAATCTCCTTTGACAGTTGATAATAAACTATATAATTGTTTCTCAAATGTGTCTGGATCAAGTAAATCTGGATAATTTTCAATTTCGGTTAATAAGTGCTGAACTTCTAATATTTTCTCATTTACCATTTTACGGAAATTTAATTTATGATTTGAAGATATTGTTGCATCTCCAAGACCTACTGTAAATCCATCTTGCAGTAAAAAATTAATAATTAATCTCTGTGAATTATCAATAAAATCTTTTGTAATTTGAGGTCCATATCTATCCCATGTAAAATTAATAATTTTACCATTTAACATAGAACCACTTACAGTACCTTTGACTAAATTACCATTATTAATCTCAAATTTATCACCTTCTAAAATATTAATTAATGGTGGAATAATTGCCGAAAACAATTTATGTGTATTAGTGTTATTTTTAGTAAACTTTGATTTGTCAACATTTGTACAATTCATAATAATATTCATTGCATCATGCCAATCAATTTCTACATTTTTTTCTGTCATCTGATAAGTACCTAACACAGTATCTTGTTTTAACTCCATAATTGGTTTTGTTGATCTTGCACTAATAATTTGTTTACTAACTGCCGCAATATATGCTAATTCATATTGTGTCTGAATACTTTGTGGTACAAACATATTCATTTCATCTCCGTCAAAATCTGCATTATATGGAGTAGTAACAGACACATTTAATCGAAATGTTGATAATCGATTATCATTAATTACTTTAACCTTGTGACACATCATTGATAATTTATGTAAAGAAGGTTGTCGATTAAATAATACCGGATCATTGTCTCTAATATGTCTTCTAACTATATCACCCGGTTTTAATTTAATACCCTTTTTACTATATCGCAAATCTATCGTGTATTTTTTACCACCCGTTGAACTTACTGGAATCACAAAATTCGCTCCAGGATATATATATCTACCATTCTTCACTAATTTATTCATCTCATCAATATTATATGGCGTAACAACATCCGGAAAAGTAATATTTAATGCAATCTTAATTGGCACCCCCAATTCGTCTAATGATAAATTTGGATCTGATGTAATTACTGTTCTTGCACTAAAATCAGTTCTTTTTCCCATCAAATTACCACGAATTCTTCCGGTTTTCCCACTAATTCTATCAGAAATAGATTTAGTTGGTCTACCACTAGACTTTTGTTCAGATTTTGGTAAACTCATATTTTCATTGTTAAAATATGTAGCTATATGATATTGTAATAATGCAACGTTGTCATTAAAATATTTTGCTTCTTTACCACTTGTATCCTTGTCTAAATCTTTTCTAATTTTTATATTTGCCTTAATAATATCTACCAATTTTCCAGTTAACATATCTTCATAATTTGTTGTACTCGAAATACTCATTTTTACAGATGGACGAATCGCAATAGGAGGAATCAAAAAATGTTTAATAATAAAATCTTCAGGTCTACTAATTGTTGGATCAAAACCCATTATTCTATAATCATTGTCACTAATTAACTTTAATATGTCATATGCATTTCTTGCTGAAATAATTTCTCTTATCTGTTTTTTCTTTTCAAATGATGATTGTGCTCCTTCTTCTCCGGATACTATATTTTGTAAATTTGTTATTGCTAATAATTGTATCACACCTGAACTCTTTTTTACATTTTTCTTAACTTTTGGAACAGGTACACCACAATTTTGATCTGTTCTTGCACAATATGGTATATTTGATGTTAACTTTCTGATCTCATTAAATCTATTTTTACCACTCTTTGTTGTCATCAAAAGCTGATTTATTTCATCTTCTGTTTTATATATTAATAATTTAGAACATCGTAAACATACACAACTCAAAATATTCTTTACAATGTCTAAATATCCGTAATTATATATCGGTACCACTAAATCAGTATGACCAGTATGACCATGACATTCACCAGGTATTAATCCACATGTTGCGCAATAACTATTATAATCAGTTGTACCTAATCTTGGATCTAATAAACCACCACGAGTAACTTGCCCATCTGTGAACATATCAGTTTGATTGATACCATTTATCTCTTTACTAACTACCGACATTTTTTTTACCTGTTTATTTGTCAATACTTGAAATTTAACGCGTTTTATTGGTATTGAACTAGAATATGTTTCCATAATAGAACTTATATATAAATAATTTCTATATTATTTAGACTAAAAATATTATTTTTCAATTATTACATAAATACAAAATTACACCATATAATCAACATTATACTATTAAATATAAATATAAATATTTATCAAAAAATTTGAATATAATAATATATACAATTTAAACATATATATACTATTATACTAATAACCAATTAATATGAGCAGATTTGTAAATGTCT